GAGGAGAATTGGGGACCTAATCAATTGAATATCAATCACTTAGGTGAGAAACAATAAGAAATTTTATTGTTTACTACTGGTCAAATATTGTTTATTATGGAAAAAACTGAGAAATTGGGGCTACCCCCAACTGGGAAACTTGGAGTGTTCCGGCGATGGCTGGGGATCTATTCAAAAGAGGAGCGGGAGGTCCTGGACTACGCCCGCAAATTGAAAAAGACCACCATGCAAATAGCACGGGGTCAGCTGGCCCTGCTATCCCGTCCGGAATGGATGCGGCACGAGGACTGGGTTGAGGTCCGCAAACTACAAAACAAATTAGAAAGGAGGCGTAGAAAATGATTGCAATTTACCTGTTGGCCATCATCGGTCTGTTCGCTGTTATTGGGGGAATTCGTCAATGGTGGATCAACCCCAAACGGAAGTTGAACAGATCCATCAAACAGATGGAAAGAGCGGAGAGACGGATTCAAAAATTCAAAAAGAAGTCGTAGGCGAGTAGAATTGGTCCAGTAGAATTGGTGCCAAATTGGTCCAGTAGAATTGGTCCAGTAGAATTGGTCCAGTAGAAATTGGTCCAGTAGAGATTGGTCCAGTAGAGATTGGTCCAGTAGAATTGGTGCCAAATTGGGCCTTCTCTCGACCCACAAATACTGGACGGCACCCACGCATACGAAGTTAAAAATTTTTAAAAATGAAAGCAAAACACTTTAAGCAGCTCGGGAAAAACTGGGCTTTGTACTCGGAGATCAATACCAAGTACTGTAATTGGACCCCGTCCATCGCCACGGTCCACGAAGGTATGATTTGGCCGAACGGTATTTCGGTCAAGTTCCTGTGGTTCGGTGTGACCCTCATTCGCGTAAGCGAATAAATTAAAGATCCCCGGGGCCAAACGCTCCGGGGATTGTTGTGCAGAAATAAATTTTTAATTTGTATAAGGTTTGATTATATTTGAGGCATGGCACGAAGCACATATAAAATGAGTCCACTCGCCTATATGGAGGAGGGACAGAAAAGGCGAGACGCTGGAGAATTTGTAAAGCCCACCGATGCGGAGGAGCTTTATTTTGCATTCATCGAGTACTGCAAATTCATGCAGGATAACTATTTCTCCCAGGCTCACAAGAATAAGAATGGCGAAGACTGTAGCGTCTACATTTCCCGCCCGATGACCATCGAATCATTTAGGCTGTTTGCTGGCATCAATTCTGTTGAGTATGGGGAGCTCACGGGAGACCCGGTAGCAGCTGCAATTGGTGGCACCATCGAGGACGCCATCAATTCCCAGCAGATTGAGGGAGCACTGGTTGGCAAGTACGCTGCCAGCCTCATCCAGGTGCTTCAAGGACGCAAGACCAATGTCAACCTGACGGGAGGCATTACTCTCGAACAGATAACAGGAATGGAGGTAAAATAAAATGGGACGCCGGCTTCAATTTGACACCAAAGGCAACGAGAAGCAGAAGGAAGTGGCTCGGTTATGGCTTGATGACTCAGTCACTGACATTCTGTATGCTGGCACGAAAGGTGCTGGCAAATCCTACCTCGGGTGTTCCTTGATAGCCGGCGATGCCCTCACCTACCCAGAGACATTTTATTTTATTGCGCGTAAGACGGCTGCCGACCTGGTCCGGTACACAATCCCCTCCATCTACGAGGTATTTGCCCACTGGGGCATCACGGAGAACTACTACCACTTTAATGGCCAATACAACTTCTTCGAGTTGTACAACAAAAGCCGCATCTACCTGATCGATGCCAAGTATAACCCCAGTGACCCCATGTACGAGAGGTTCGGTTCCATGCAGATGACTCGGGGATGGATCGAAGAGGGTGGCGAGTTTATCCGCGAGGCGAAGACCAACCTCCAGGCTTCCATCGGTCGATGGAAGAATGACGTCTACAAGCTGGCTCCCAAACTCCTCATCACCTGCAACCCGTCCAACAATTTCCTCTACACGGACTACTACAAGCCATGGAAGGAGAACAAGCTGCCTCCTTGGCGTCGGTTCGTCAAAGCTCTGCCCCAGGACAACAAGACTCTCCCAGACACGTATATTGAAGGGCTTCTCCGGAACCTGACCCAGTCGCAGATCGAGCGACTGGTCTTTGGCAACTGGGAGTATGACGATGACCCGAATTGGCTGGTCGACTATGATGCAGTGTGTGACATGTTCAACAATGAGTTCGTACTCCCGACGGGCGACAGGTTCATCAGCACTGACCTTGCCGGAAAAGGACGAGACAGTTGGGTGGTTGGAACCTGGGACGGCATGGTCTGTCGGATCCCCATTGCCAAAGGCTTCTCGGAAGGCAAGGAGATGGAGGAGAAGATCGCCAAATTGGCCACCGGTCTGAAAGTCCCCCGGTCCAGCATCGTCTCTGACGCTGACGGACTTGGGTTTTACTTGGAGAGTTACCTGAAAGGCATCCGGGAGTTTCACGGAGGACAGTCAGCTATTGACTCCAAGACGTACAACAACATCAAGTCGGAGTGCGCATTCAAGCTGGCTGAGCTCATCAACAAGCGCCAGATCCACATCATCTGCTCTCCCGAAGTTCAGGAGAAGATCAAGCAGGAGATGACTGTCCTCAAGTCCAAGAACACGAACTCCGCTGAGCAGAAGCGAGAGCTCATCTCCAAGGACACCATGAAGCAGCTCCTCGGCAGATCTCCGGACTTCCTGGACATGCTCATCATGCGAATGATATTTGAGATAAAGCCGAAGGCGACTGGCATGAAGTCCGCCAAAATAATAATCCCCACAAAACGATGATACTGGACATCATAACCCTCATCCGCGACATAGTCAAGATGGTCAATCCTCTGGCCGTCTTTGAGTGTGACCAGGCTCGAATGCTGAACGTCAAAGTAGACACGATGGAAAGATTCGTAACAGACTCGGACGGCAATCGGGTATCGTCTGACTTTGTATATGTTGAGGAGCCCACCACTGGCTACTATGATATTCCTTACAGAGGGCACCAGAAGCAAAGGACCATCATGCAGATATACTTCTGCAAGTTCGAGCCGATGGCCAACGATGCCTACAAAGGCGACACGAAGTTCAGCCAGAACTCGCCCACCATCGGACGACTGGAGTTAAAGAACCAAATCGAGGAGCAGATGGTCCGGCCTTTCCTGTATTTCTTGAAGACTTCGGAATTAGGTCTCAGACATCCAGAAATATTCAACACCATTAGAATTATGTATCCGTCTCCTCGGTTCGATGCCAACGAGGTCAGCGTAGGACTGGAGCTAACTGTAACGCAAGAATGGTGTCTCGATGCATATAAGCCCATTCCTCCTGCTCCACCCGAGCCTAAACCTGTCAGGCTGGTAGACATCATCCACGAAGGATTTAATATGCGGGGAATTACGATAACCTTTGAAAATACTGAATCAAAACCCGTTGACAAGTCTGTAGGCTCCGAATCTATAAGCACTAACACTGTTCCGAATAACCTGGTCACGGCATTGTACCCGTATGGAAGCATATTATGCGGAAGACCCCTAACCCCAGCATATTCAGGGGGAAAATGGAAGCTCAAAGAGTATACATTCCCGAACACAGAAGACTTAATTGTAACTAAAATCAAGGTAAAACCTGAGGGAGAGTTCCCAGACGTCTGGACCTTCCGTGATATTTATACAATGGTATGATCCAGCGAACCGACATAAAAGGCGGTCAGATGACGTTCGGCCAACGCATAGAGCTTGGTCGGATCATCACTGAAAAGGAGCTGACCGATATCGACAAGATGAAGGAAGGAATGCAATGTCTTGGTGTCAAATGGAGTCTCAGGAACACCTCAGAAATTGTCGAGTACTGGTATGAGGTTCTCATGGGCATTAAGTACTGGATTGAACGAGAACAGACTGAGCTCAAGTATGAGCCCAGTGCCGAGGAGAAGGCAGCCGGGATTGCTCAGTTTTCTTTGTTGGTTGGCGAGATGGCTACCATCACTGCACTGGCCAAGGACTACTCGAAGGACCCGGACGAGATCCTGGAATGGAAATACGGCAAGGTGTACAACCTCCTTTTCACGAACTTGCAGAGTCACCTCTTCCGTGAGCGATTGAACAAGGAACTGGAGCGTAAGGCTCAGCAGAAAGCCAATGCTCGCAAACCCAGAAACAAATGGCGGTAGGACTGGAACAGATATTGGCTGAGGGTCTCACCCAGATGAGGGACGAGATCATCCGGGCATCACAGGACGCCGGGCAGGAAGCCTCCGGCAGAACCTATGCTCAGATAACAGTTCAGACGGGACGGGAAGGCGAAACAGTTTGGGGAACAATCGAAGCCCCGAACTACTTCTACACTCTCATCCGGGGACGAGGTCCTGGCAAGATCCCCGCCAACTTGGGACAGATCATCATGGAGTGGGCAAAGCTCAAAGGCATCACCCTCTCGGACCCAAAGGACCTGGTCCGATTCGGAAATGCCACTGCATGGAAGATAAAACGAGAAGGCTCAGAGCTTTACCGCAATCACATTTACGTTGACTTGGTTGACACTCCCGCTGATAACTTCGAGGAGTACTTGGCTCAACACTTAGACCGGGCAATGGAGGTCCTCATTGAAGAGGCATTCACCCCCGACAACAATATGGACCACGGATATATAATATAACGCGATATGGCAATTACAAATCAACCGGCTGAGGATTCTTTACACTCAGCATATTCGCAAATACCAGTTGAGACCGACAACTACACACTTGGACTCGAGGTCAAGGCTCAGAACTTTGATGAGGCCAATATGGTCTCGTTGAACATTATAGACAATGAGGAGGTCGAAGTAATTGATAACAGTGGAGGTAGTAGTAACAACTATTTTGCGAGGTTTATTATCCGTAGAAAGGCGATACTCGGGGAATGGTATGCTTTTAGGGCTTCTCACGGGGCTGGAGTGGGTGCCACTTCACTTACCATTGCTTTATTTCAGGCAACCGATTCGGGTGATCCTACCACTGTGATTGCTAAAACAAATATACCAATTGGTGCCAACATGACGTGGAAGGTTCAGGTCCCGACAGGGACTAAAATAAAAGACCCCCATGTTCTATTAGTTATTTTTGCAGGTATTGAAGGAGCAACAGCTGGAGTGAAGGTTACTCTCACAGGTATGAGTTTGGCATACGGCCAGAACTTTGTCTCCTATAGTCCCAGTCCAGTTAAAGCAGCGAACTCACTAACTGAAAGCATCGACATCTACAGAGACTCGGGATTCGGGACGACGAAGAAATACGATCTCAGCTTTTTAGCTAAAGCTGGATTCCGGGATCGTCCCAGAACATACCCGTTCATTAGCCAATACATAGGTTTTGGCATTGACTATAACCTCATATCGGCATATGCTTACAGAGGTATCAGCAAACAAAACTTCAATGTTCGATATGCCTCCCGGGGAGTTTGTCCCCGAGGCTACAGCGTTGACTTCTCCGAAAGGCCCGTAGGATTTGTGTTGACGGACCGGGTTCCTGACGGGGACGGACAACTATATGTTAAGAAGTATTTTGGATACCCTAACTTCCTAACCCTGTTTGCTAAGGGGTCGACATCAGTAAACATGCAATCAGCCATGGAAGTGAATGTTATGTATACGAGTACTACGTCTTTCAAGAAAACGGAGATCTCCCCCAGGGTTAACATCCCGCTTGTCCTCAAGTTCGATGAAAAATCGACAGATGGTGCTGACTACGTTATTGTCAGAAATCGCGATTTGCCCTTGAACTCCGACAAATGGCATATACGTTACGTCGATACAGAGGTACCTTGCAACCCATTCTACATTCGTTGGATAAACCAGAAAGGCGGATGGGACACTTACATGTTTGAGCAACACAAGAAGTATACGCAGGAGGTTGACCGGGGAGACCAATACGTATTAGCGAATTCCAGAGACCCCTATGCCTCACAGACGAGAGGCGAGTTAGCTCCGGAGTTTAAGAACATAGTTCAAGCCGGAGCAGAACAGCTTGATGAGAACGACTTCAACTTGCTCAAAGGAATTGCTCTCTCGCCTTTGGTCCAGGTTTACAACTATCCAATTGGAGTATGGCAACGAGTCCTCGTAGATGATACTGATCTGACTTGGGACACTAAGGCACCACGGAACACTGTTAGCTACGAGTTCCAGCTTATTGACGAACAAACTCAGTGGTAATATGAACTACGAACTACTCATGAAAGGCATTGACGGCGAGGTCTGGTCACTGGACCTCCCGCTGGATGCTCCTGCGATGAATTACCAGATCAACAATCTGGCGGAGCTGAAAGACAGGAATGCCTCATACTCCCAGCGGATCAGCCTTCCCAGGACGACCCACAATGAACAAGCATTCCAATTCAGTTCTGTAATTGGCTCAGGTTCGTATGTGCCATACATGAAGTTTCCTTGCCAACTATTCTATGAGGGAGCACTCATATCCCCGGCTGGAGCAGTATTGAGCATCGTAGACGTATCAGATACATCGATCGGGGTCCAGATCCTCGGAGCGACCGCTGACTTGTTCGACACCCTCAACAACACTGACGCGAAGGACCCCGGAACTGGCATGTTCCTCCTCAAGTGGTACACGGACACAATGGGACTGGCCGAGCGACACCTCTCCGGCCCCGAGGAATCTAAAGTCCTGTATTTTTGGCTATATGCAACTCTCCAGAAGAATCCGAACGTGCTCCCGATCTCCATGGAGGCAATCCGACAAGTCGGGGAGATGGACAAGTTCTATCCCCATCTTAACTGGTATGACCTCGTAACGTGGATCTTCGATCAAGCAGGCTACAGTCTCGAGACTGACGTGGATCCAGTCGACCGAGCCGAAATGTTTTTGCCTTGCACTTACCCCGTTTTGGCAGACAACCCTAATGTCCCGAAAGCATCCGGAACTGGCTGGATCCGGGATACCCCTCCTGGCGGTTTAGCCAATGTGACATGGCAAGGCTCCCCGGGGGTAACTCTCAGTGACCCGGTCGCCGGACGTTTGACTATAGACACCGTATCTGGGCAATTCAGCTGGATGACTCTATGGGACACGACCATCACGTTTAGTTTCTCATGGTCAAACACTTCTGCCATCCAAAGAGGTACGGTGACAGTCCGGGTTACCCACTACAAGAACGATGGGACCAGTGCTATAGTGTTGACCAGATCCTGGTCGTCCGGATCTTCCGGCAGCGCTTCGGTCGACATCCCGATGGAGGCAGGAGAGCACATCCTGGTGTTCGCATCTCTCCTCGCAGGCAGTTTCTCTACCGATCAGTATGACATGAGATTTCCGGTCAGCATTACTGCTCCCATCCCGCCGGAAACTTCCCCCGGGGATAGGCCTTATCCCGGACTAACCTATGACCTCCTGGCCTCGACTGGATTTAAGAGCTTGGGAGACATAGTCAAAGCTTTCTTCCAGCTGTTCGGGCTAACCGTCGACGTGAATCCCGCCACCAAAGTAACAAGAGCATACTCGGTTCAGGAGTTCTACAACAGACGAAGCTCGTCCGGGAAGAATTGGTCTGACAAGCTGATAAAAGGTAAGGACACAAAACTTACCTTCCAGTTGTCCGGTTATGCCCGGTCCAACGAGATAAAGCTGGAGGACAACAAGGACAACAATGTTACTGACTCGTACAAGTTCAGCATCCCGGACGTCAATCTCCAGCCCACTAAACTCCTGTTCCAAATTGGGTTCTTGGCGGGACTCAACCAAACCCTCTATGATGAGGACACTACGCAAAAGGTACACACACTTGCTAACTATCCTATATGGACTATCAATAGAGGCTGGATGGAGAACGGGGAAATGACCGAGACGACTTGGGAGTACAATGCTCTCAGTAAGCCGATGGTCGTCCACATCAATAAGTTTGACTATATGTGGCCCCAGGTGAGTGTAGGCTACAACCTTACCCGGGTACGACTATACACGGCACGTTTCAAAAGTTTGAATTACTACGTTCCTAAATACTACGGCAAGCTCATCGACAATATACTCAAAAGACCAAAGATCCTACAGACCCAGATTCTTTTGGACTCGCTCGACATCCAAAGCCTGGACCTGTTCAACCCGATATGGCTGGAAGAGCATGGGTTCTGGTTCTACGTCTCGAAGATAAACAACTTCCAAGCTGGAAAGATAACCAAAGTGGACCTAATACGCATGTAATATGGCCGAAGAACAGAAAAGCACAATTTACAATGTCAAGGTAACAGCTGAGGATGCCCTCAAGACGTTAGCCGAATTGAAACTCCGGTCCCAGGAGCTGAGGGATCAACAGAAGGCTCTGGGCAAAGTGACCGAGGAGAATGCTCAAGAATACTATGCGCTTGACAACCAGATCAAGGCAATCAACAGCGAGGCGAACAAGTACCAGAAGCAAATCCAGAACAATATTAAGCTCCAGAACCAACAGGAGGCAAGTTTAGCAAAACTTAGAACCCAGCTGGCTTTGGACAATGCCGAGTTTGCAGAGCTGGGCAACTCAATGAAGGACGCGGCTCGTAAAGCCGAGCTCGGCAAGCGCATTGCAGAAACCACCGAGGAGCTCAAAGCTCAGGAGGAGGCACTCGGGGACTATCGCCGGTCAGTTGGTAACTACGAGAAGGCAACGGATAACCTGAAACAGGAGCTCAACGACTTGACCGACACTCTGATCCGGATGGCTCAAGCCGGGGATACGAGTTCAGCATCCTTCAAGGAGATGGTCAAGCGAGCTGGGGAGCTCAAGGCGGCAGAGGATACGGTCAATACAGCCATCGACCAGACTGGACGAGGAATCGACACACTGGTCGCTGTCACGGATGCAACTTCGGCAATCACTTCCGTCTACGGTTTATGGACCACAGCCACTCAGGTACTGGGGAGCGAGAACGAGGAGCTCAATGCTATCATGACGAAGATGATAACCATCATCACGGCTCTTTCCTCTTTGTCTTCTCTCCAAGCAGCTCTCTCCAAGACCGAAGCCACTTATCGAGCTGCATCTAACTTGGTTCAGCTGGTTGGCATCAACCAGACTCGCGCCGAGACGAAAGCGATAGCTGCTAAAAATGCCGTACAAGGAACTGGCAACATCCTCACCAAAGCAGCAGCAGCTGCCACATGGCTTTGGAACGCGGCTTTGGCTGCCAATCCTGTTGTGTTGGTGGCAGCGGCAGTGGGCGGATTGGTGGCTGGAGTGGTTGCTCTTACGAACGCATTTAACAGTAATACGGAAGTTCAAGAGAAAGCAACCCGGGCAATGGAAGCATACAATCGAGCTGCCGAAGCCTCTACGTATGTACTGGATCAGATCGAGACCAAGCGGAACACTCTGTCCAAAGCCGAGGAGATCCGGGGCAAACGGGAGATCGAGAACCTCAAAGCCAATCATGCCACGTCGGAACAGATTGCCGAAGCTCAGCTTAAAACAGCCAACAAGCTCCGCGAGATTGAAATGAATGCAGCTCGTCAAAGGCAGATGGCTGCAATGGATGAGTTCGACTCCTTGAAGAAGGTGATTGCAGCCAAGGAGGAGGAGCTCAACACGTGGTCAGGAAGCTTGAACAAATACAAGGAGGCCAAAAAGGAACTCGACGACTTGAAAGGTCGATACCAAGAACTGTTCCGGACAATCGAGAATGAAGGAGCTGCAGTTGCCAATTTGGCTCTCGAGACTGCAATAGCCAATCGGGAGGCTCAGCAGTCCATTGCCGATAAGGCTCTGGAGGTTGCTTTGAAGAATTCGGAAGCCATGCAGAAAATCCGGGAAGACGATCTCAGGTTTCAAACAACATTCCAGTCTACGAGCATCGCCATCCGGATGGAGTATGAAAGGAAACTCTACAAGGCAGCTCAGGATGGAGCCCGGGAGCGTCTCGCTCTTCAAAAAGCTCACGGCAAAATCACTAACAAGGAGTATCAGACGGCTCTGAATGCCATGGCTCGGTCCGACAAGCAGTTCTACGAGAACCAAGCCAAACAGCTTAATGACTACCTTGCTGGGGTGAGAGCCAATATATTGGCTGTAGCCTCCGGAGGCACAGTCGACATGCAGATTGCCCAGGTTACTCAGAAGTACCAGGACGCCATGAAGGAGCTGGCCAACATTCAGCCTCCTCAGTTCGTGAGAGGTATGAGCGAGGAGGAATACCAGAAAGAGTATGCCGCTTATGAGCAGTTCCTGGTCAATAGAGCCGAACTCGAGAAACAGATTCAGCAGAACCTCCAGGATGAAATCAAAAAGATCCGCGAGGACGCTACCAAACAGCAACTTGACCGATTCAACCAAGTTCTCAACGAACAGTATGCCGAAGATCTCTCAAAGGCCGCGGACAACGAAAGGAAGAAGCTGGAGCTCGAGAATGAGATGATCCAGAAACAAATCGAAGCCAGGAAAGCTGCCGGGGAGAAAACCTATGAGCAGGAGGCCCAGCTCCGAGCCAACAATCTTCGTCTCCAGCAAATGGACCTCGACAAGGAGCTCACTCAAGCTGAGTTAAATCACAAGTCCAAGTATGAGATCCGGAAAAGGTATCTGGAGGCCGAGTTGGCAGCAGCTCAAGGAAACGAGGACGCCATTGCTCAGATCCAACTCGAGATGGCCGAGAACGAGGAGTCTTTATGGGAGGAGCGAATCGAGAAGCTCCAGGAGTATGCCGGAATAGCATCTAGCTTCGCCACTGCTTTCAACGATTTGGCCAGTGCTCTCGGGGAGCGTCGGGCTCAGGAGGTAGAAGAACAATACAGCCGGGAGGAGCAGGCATTGGCAAACATGTACGCTAATGGTCAAATCACGGAGGCCCAGTACAACGAGAAGAAAGTCAAGATGGAGAAACAGAAGGAGAAGGAGTTGGCCAAAATCGAACGGGAACAAGCTATCCGGGAGAGGGCAATGGGATCCTTCGAGATTGGCATCAATACTGCCATCTCCATCATGGCATCGGCTAAAATGGGATTCCCTTTGGCTATCCCGTTCATTGCAGCAGCTGCGGCTTTGGGAGCAGTTCAGATGGCAGCTCTTTGGGCAGCTCCTCTGCCGAAAGCCGCAAGAGGTAAATACATTGAGGGACCCAGTCATGCCGCTGGAGGAGTGCACATTGAGGCCGAAGGAGGAGAGACCATCATCAACAAGAAATCGAGCCGCATGTTCCTCCCTCTCCTATCAGCAATAAACGAACTTGGTGGCGGCGTCCCCTTCACGAAAGTTGGGTCAGATGGTGGGTATGCTATCCGATCATTCGCTGAGGCGTCGGAGCCCATGAATCGGCTTGACATGGAGAGGGCAATTCAAAAAGCATTTGGCCAGGTGAGAGTGATTGCTACAATCGAAGATATTCGGAGGGAAGATGCTAACTACGTGCAGATTCAGGACCGGGCTAATTTTTAAATAGTCCAGCACAAATAGTATTTCAATATCTATCGGGAATAATTATATTTGTATCGAAATAATTTGGCACATGATATTCATCAACTTAAAAGGCGCAATTGACTCCGAAGAGAATAGGATCATGATGGAGCTTTGGGACGGGCCCTCAGAGATCTGTTCTGTGGAGACCTTCCGCCGGGTACTTGATGAACACCCCGACGAACAGGAGGTGTTCATCAACATTGACTGTGACGGTGGCTCTGTTGAGGAGGGCTTCAAGATTTACGACTTTCTTCGCATGAGTGGGAGGACGATATATACAAATATTGTCGGGGGATGCCACTCGATGGCAGTGTGCATCCTGTTGGCAGCTCCGGCAGAGAACCGGTCGGCAAACAGGAATTGCCGGGCACTCATCCATCGGGTATACATGCCGGTCGGGGATTGGCTCACTTCCGACGATGCTCGTAGCATTGCCGAGGAGCTTGCTCTGGAGGAGGAGGCTATTCTTGACGTGTATGTCGAGAGAACAGGTCAGGACCGGGAACGGCTCCGCAATGTCATGCATGAGGAACGCATCCATGATGCCAAATCACTTCTTGACTTGGGATTCATTTCCAAAATCAATTCATACAACACAAACCAAATTTTTAATGCTATGGCAAAAAACGAAAAAAGCGCTTATGAAAAATTCATGAGCAAAGTCAAGGCATTCCGGAATGGCAAGAAAGGCTCTCCCGCCAACTTCGACTATCTGGATGCTGAGGGTCAGGTCGTTCTCCAGACCGTAGGTGAAGAGGACAATCTGGCCGAAGGTGTAGAGGCAACTCTCGCCAACGGCGAGACGTCGGGCACTGTCGTTCTGGAAGACGGCCGGGTGGTTACTGTCGAGGACAACATCGTCACCAGCATCGAGATGGAGGACACCGAGTCTCTCGAGGACCGCGTTGCAGCACTGGAGGCGATGCTCGACGAGGCAACGAACCTCATCGAGGAGCAGGAGAACGAACTCCGCAACCTCCGTGGTAGCAACTACCGCCCGAAGAACCGCAAGACGGTTCTGCCCGGAGGCAAGAAGCCCGAACCCTCGGCAGCTGACCTCAAGAACGAAGCTCGCGAAAAGCTCCAGAAGGTCAACGCTGCCAAAAAGATTCTCAAGTAGTCAAACTCAAAAACTTTAAGAACTATGGCAGCTAAAAAGGGCGGATTTCTTGACATGGACAAGTTCACTTTTTGTGGACGTGTCATTCAGGCAATCTCGGAGATGATTATGGAGGACACCATTCAGGGTCCTGACATCAACTCCATTCACACAGTCTTCCCCGACATCGTCACTAACACCGAGGTGGGTTACATCGGCGAGGGCGGCATGGTCGGCGTGGTCAACACCGGGTGTAACCCGACTCCTCAGCCGTGGAACATCAACACCCGCAAGCTGAAATGGGAGCCCGGCATCTGGGAGATCCTCCTGTCCCAGTGTTACACTGACCTTCAGCAGTCGGCAACTATCTACTCTCTCCGCACCGGCGTCGACATTCCGGACTTCACGGATACGGACTACATGAACATCGTCATTGAGGTTCTGGAGCGCTCCATTATGGACTTCTGGTACCGCCTGTTCTGGTTCAACGACAAAGACGCCAAGAACGTTACCGACAACGGTATCATTACGGATGGGCTCGACCTGAAATTCTTCACCATCATCAACGGTTTCTGGAAACAGATTACCACACAGGCTACAGCCAATCCGTCCCAGCGCGGAGCAACAATTACGGAAAATGCCGGGGAATCTTACGCAGCTCAGAAGCTTACTCCGGACAAGGCCAAGGAATACATTCAGTCGGTCGTGTTCAGTGCCCCGCTTCTGCTCCGTCAGCAGTCTGACAAATTTATCCTCGTTACCCAGTCTGTCTACGATGCCTATCAGCAGTCTCTTATGGACGCTTGCTGCCTCGAGTCGGCTCGCTTAGCTCTGCTGAATGGCATGGAGGCTCTCAGCTTCAATGGCATCCCTGTCATCGCAATGCCCATCTGGGACAAGATCATCGCTACGTCGGAAGACACTGGCACGAAGCTCAACAATCCCCATCGAATTCTCTTCACCTCGAAGAGCGTGCTCGGCATAGGTGTTGATGCAATCGACAGCTTCGAGAAGATGCGGATCTGGTACGAGTACAAAGACCGCGTAGTCTACGTAGAACTCATGGGTCAGGCGGATGCCAAGCTCACTAACCCGGATCTGTTCTCGGTAGGTATCTAATCCTCAAAAATCTAAGAAAATGGCAGGACTTGATTGTTCTAAAATCAAAACAGGATTCATCAACCAGGTGTGTGGTAAGCCGGTAATCGCCGGCACCACCGCCAGGGTGATTCTCCTCAGCTACTCGGACGTCGACAAATCGAAGTCTGTTGTAACTGACAACGTTATCTCTTCGCTCATCCTCAAGGCCGGTGCCACTGGTTACGAAGTCGACTCGCTGCCCAACGCAACAGTTGGCTCGGACACCATCAATGCTGGCACGTATCTCAAGACCCACCAGCACAACGTGGTCGTCCGAATCTTCAAGAAGTCGGAAGCAGCCAAGAAGTTCGTAAACGGCCTGACCAATGCCCGCGTCATCGCTATCGTCGAGAACAACGACACCGGAGACAACGGGGACACCAAGTACGAGGTGTATGGCTGGGACTCGGGTCTGGAGCTCACCGAAATCACTGTCACTACCGAAATGACCGACGGCGTCGCATACCAGGTAACTCTGGCCAACGGCACCATCGCTCAGGAAGGTTCGCTCCCGATGAGCCTCTTCGACACGGATGAGGAGGCCACAGACCTCATGGTAGACGGGCTTCTGACCAAAGAATCTAAACCGTAGCACTCATGACTGACATGCTCGAAAGACTGAGAGCTTACCAATCCAAGTATGGGTCCCTGAAAGGCGAAGCCTATCGGGCCCATACATTGGAATTGGAAAAGAACCCCGCTCTCCATCGAGAAGTAGATGAACTTTCTCGATACTTTTTGAATAAGTCAGTTTCCCGATGCGGCTTCTGCCTGATCGAAGCCGACTTAGCATTAAGACGAATAACAGAACAACAAATGAAAAACGTAGCACACCCCGATTACGAACTCCGAGCAGGTACTCTGCTCCACGACCCGATCAACAAAGAGTTCAGCAAGATCCTCACCCCGAGGAACATCACGGAGGATCTCTGCCTGTACCACATCGCATTCAACAAGGATGCGCTCTCGTACTTCACCCGAGTTCCCGAAGACCTGAATGACCGACTGGAGAAATTCATGTCTCGTTATGGCAAGGAGATGCCGGACAAGGACGTGGAAATCAAGAAGCGTCAGGCTCAGGTTCTGAGCAAGCAGATCGATTCTGTCAAAGCCGAACTCGAAGAGCTGAACAAGAAACAGATCGAGCTGAACGCCAAGCTCGATGAGTACTCCAAAGCCATGGAGGCAATCCATGCCATTCTCGACTCGGCATCCGCCGAGGAGAAGACCGAGGAGAAGACCGAGGAGAAGACCGAGGAGAAGACCGAGGAGAAGACCGAGGAGAAGCCCGCCGACATCGACACCGAGGTGAAGGAGTTCATCGACGCCGGGATGGATCTGGAAGCCATCAAAGAAGCCTATGCAGACTCGCAAATGTCTGCCGGGGAGATCGAAGAGGCTTACAACCGGATAGTCAATCCCGTTTCAGAGGCTCCCAAGAAGGGAGCCAAAAAAGGAGGGTCCAAATAGGACTGGTAATAGGACGGGGTCGCTTCCCGTCCCTCCTACTATTAAAATTGCGCCAGTATGAAAGTTGCACAGATCAAATCAGCTCCTCAGTTCGTATCCCGGGACTGGAGGCAATATGGCATCCAGACATACGGAGATACCAATGATTTTCCCCAGACGGTCAGCGAGATTGTTCAAGCCTCAAAGACCGGAAATGCCTGTGTGAGCATATACAATGACTTCGTATACGGTCATGGGTTTAAGGATCCCGGCATTTACAGATTACGGGTAAACAAAGAAGGGGAGAAGCTTGACAAGATCCTCCGCATGGTTTGCAAAGACTTTACGGTGTGGCATGGATTTGCAATTCATGTTAACTATAACATGAATTTCCGAGTCAGCTCGATCCACCACATCCCATTCGAATCCCTCCGACTGGAGAAGGCGGATGACAATGGGTTTATTGGCCGGACGGCATATCATCCGGATTGGGGTCACCGAGACAAGACGAGGTCCCGGTGGTCACCGTCTGACATTGAGTGGTTTCACCTCTTCAACCCGGATCCGGAGGTCATTCTCAACCAGGTGGAAGAGGCTGGCGGCTGGGACAACTACAATGGCCAGATCCTCTACTTCTCCGGGGACTCGGAAGGCAGCCCCTCTTACCCAATCCCCATATTCATCGCTGAGATGACGGACATGAGAACTGAGGAAGCACTTGCCAATGTAGCCGGTAGAAACGCATGCTCCAACTTCTTGTCAGCTGGGATCTTGGTAGACATCAAGGACGAGACTCAAGATGAGTCTCAAGTGAATGAGACCCAAGAAGAACTTAACAAATTTCAAGGAGATGAGAACACTTCACAATTGTGGTACATCCAGTGCAAGTCCAAAGATGAGGTGCCCCAGTTCATAAGATTCTCGGGGGAGAACTACGACAAAGCATTCGAAGTAACGCAGAGAGTCATCCCGGAAAACATTGGTCAAGCCTTCAAGCAGCCTCCCATTCTTCGAGCTGTTGACGTGGGGGCTAACTTTGGGGCTGATCTCATGACCAATGCCTACAAGTACTACAACTCTGTTACAGTACGGGAGCGTCAGCAGCTGGAGGAGACTTTCGTATCGATCTTTGAGTACTGGTGGGCTCCTTTGGAAAATCCCGACTTCGCTATTCAGTCTCTCACTTACAATGCCGGCGAGTCTATAGCAGACAGAATTGGCAAGGACAACATGACTCAGGTACTGGAGATTATCCGGGACCAGATGCTCTCCACTGTTCAGAAGAGAAACATGCTCAAGCTCATTTATGGGCTTTACGACGAGGAGATTATAAAACTCATGCCCGATGATACTCAACTCTAACGACCTTCGGAATGTTCGGCCGATAGCCGAGAACATCAACGATCCGGCCAGACTGGAGCCATACATCCGGGAGGCTGAGACCCTCAGATTGGTGGATGCCATAGGAGCCAACCTCTACAGATGGCTCGACGAGACAGACTTTTCCGGCCCCGGTCCTTTCCAATACGGGGACGTAACCATTACAAAAGATCAGTACACTGCCGCCATGGAAGGCGGGTATTATGACGGTGGCTGTTCGGGGGATGGCAGAAGCGAAGGCCTCAAGATCGCCATTGCATACATTGCATATTCAAGATTCGTAGTTAACAACCCAATCAGTCCCACTGCTTTTGGGGTGAGGTACAAAGATGGCGAATTCAGCACTCGAGTAGAAGACAACATCATCATCCGTAGCTCGAACGAAGCACGGAACATCGGGGAAGCCTACCTCGAGAAGGCTATAAATCACCTTAAAGCTCTGCGACTACTGACTCCATGTACTGAATACAAGGAGTCCCCGTCTCGTAAAATGATTATAGGACGTAATAAATTATAAGTTTAACAGATATGGAGGAGGAAGTCATGAGAGCGGGAAAATGGATATGTGGGAGCATTGTAGGGTTTTGGGGATTTTTGGCCCCGGTCCGGGTCCTTATCCTCTGTGTCTGTATTGCCATTATCGTCGACTTCATAACTGGAAATATTGCTGACTACAGGCGCCACAAACGAGCCCATCAAAAATATGTGTTCAAAAGCGAGAAAATGTGGGACACGTGTTGGAAGTTGGGGCTCAGCATTATCGGTATTGGCATGGCCTACATGCTTGACGTGTATGTCCTCCCGAACTTTGGGGGTCTCAACCTTGCCAACTTCTTCGCTGCTTTTGTGGTCGGAACAGAGTTCTGGAGCTTTCTTGAAAACTCAGCTATAATTTCCAATCACCCCATATTCAGAGCTCTGCGGTCATACATGGAGAGATCGGTCAGCAAGAAAACTCAAATAGACTTTGAATGCCATGAAGACAAGTAAGTATTTTAAGCCCGAAGAATTCGAGCGATGCAATCCGTCTTGCTCCATCGAAGACATGGACCAGGACTTCCTCGATCTACTGGATGACCTCCGTGAAAAGGCAGGCATCCCCCTCGTCCTCAATTGTGCTTATCGTTCCAAAGAACACGATAAGGCCAAAGGACGGTCCGGTAACAGTGCTCACACCGAAGGTTTGGCAGTGGACATCCGGTGTGCCTCGGGTCCCAATCGGATGAAGATCCTCCGGGCAGCCATTGCATTGCGGATCCGGAGGATAGGCATCGACGGGAATTTTATCCACGTAGATGCTTCTAAAACCCTCCCGCAGGACACGATATGGACTTACTAAAGAGAGTACTCTGCACAATAGTTCTTGTAGGTATAGGCTTTATAATCGGGCGTAAAACAGTCGAGGAGAAGACCGTTATAAAGTACGTCGATTTACCCCCAATTCAGGGGGAGGTCAAAGTCCCGGATTTGGTTCCAAAATGGGAGGGTTTTAGGAATCCAATCAAATTGATATATATCTATAAGGGCCAGGAGGAAAAGGTTCACAAAACACCCCCCAAAATCACAAATGGAGAGGGTTTTGGGGAGGACCAAAAGGAGGTGGATACTCTGGAGAGCGTAAAAAGGACAATATCGGACTGGAATACGACTAGGAAATACGCTGGAACATTTTTCAAAGATCCCAAAATTGGCCAATTTGACTGGGAGGCTACCATCCAATACAACACTCTCCAGAATCTTACGTACAAGTACATCCCCGTTCGAGAACAAATCAAAGAAACGAGGTCCCCGAAATGGTCCCCCTTTCTGAGAGCTTCAGCTAACTCATTCGGGCAGGTTGGGGCTGGGGGAGGCATATATTACAGGAATTTCGGAGTAGATATATCCTATGTGCGGGACTTCGAGCTGACCCGATCGGGGTATGAGGTTGGCTTTAGCTGGAAATTTTAGGAAACTACTCCGTCCCGGGCTTAGGGGAGCCCGGGTTTTTTGTGTTCCCAAGCCGAGGATATTGGCCCCCGTGGCAGGGACCAGCAGTAAACAATGGTAGGGAATATGGGTTCTCAAAGAGGATGAGCCCCTAAAAAAGTTGATGATTTTATTGTTTCTTTGTTTACAATTTTTCCATGGCCCCGGCCCCAAAAGTTGATGATTTTATTGTTTCTTTGTTTACAAATCAGGGGGACCCCCGGCCCCAAAAGTTGAT